GCCCATACCATCGTGCCGGGGTGCACCATTGGTCTGCACCTCACTGCACTGGCGTAAGGCTCCGATACCGGTGACGTTGTCCCCAGTTTGGTACTGCTGGGAGGGGGAATACCCCATGCCAACAGAGCCAGCTCTGGTACCATACGCACCGTTGGGCACCCAACGGAGGCACGACGCTACTGGACGGTATTGTTCAACTACAGTGGCAACGCCGATCATGCCCACTTGGGGTGTTCCGCCAGTCAGGACACCTGACCCGTTCTTGGCGCCGTACCAATACCGGTAACCAGATGAGTTTGTAACCCCACCCGGCGTGTATTGGAAAACAGCGTCAATAGAGCCGGCCTGACCGATGGTGAAGGTGCCAGTGTAATTGACCGTCTGAGTGTCGATCGTCCGAATCAAATAGCCCTGATCCGTACCGGAATAACATGGGTGGGCCAACTGGGCGCCACAGGGGTCACGAAGCAACGCATCCCAAGCGGCAACGCGGTGGTCAGCAAGGGGGTTGTATTTCCCTGGGGCATTGCGCCCACCAGATGTTTGGCCTTGTGATTTAGCGCCGCGCTTGCGGGTCCGCCTACTGCGGGAATTCACACGCGCACGAACCATTATTATGTGTGTGGGCCTCGTGCGCCGGGGATGCGCACTATTCAACAGGAAGAAGGCGAGGGACCTCAACTAAAGGGATCCCTGGTGAGCTTGGCACGTCGAAGGCCACGCTGCGCAACGTCTCCTCAAGCGCGATCTGCCCACTAGGGAGCAAACCAAACGCCATGTAGAAGGAAATGCGCGCGGAGTCCTCAATGACCCGCGCCTCACGGTGCATGCCCCTAGCTAGCCTGGCCATCCCCGATTCGTCCACGCAGGCAATGGCGCGGGCCTCGCTGCCATTGCGAGAGAATGCCGCGTAATACTCCTGCAGAACGGGGATTCCGCCGGCCATCCGAGAGCCGCACTCACCCACCGATGCGAGCCACCGCTTGGCGTCCACGCCCCACCCGTAGTCCTTGACGACGCAGCACGCATCCTTGCTGAGACAGGTGCGGTAATTCCGCACCATGACCCAGGTGTGCCCGTCCCATACTGGGTGGGATTGGCAGAACTCTATCCTCTCAAAGACGTCCACGGCAGCCTCCACTTTCATGTTGAAGCCGAACTCATGGAACCACTCTTTGAGGCCAGTTGTGAACTTGTGCACGTCCCTGCGCTCCATAACGACAACGCAGTCGTCGCCATTGTTGGCCAGCCGCACGCGCACGCCGCGCTCTTGGGAGAGGGTGTGAACTAGCGCGCACATAATGAGGCAATTGCCCAGTGCGGTGTTCATGTCACCACTCATCCGAGAGCCGTCGACAGTGTACTTGATGCGGCCGTCAGAAGCCTGCAGGTAGCCTTTGTTCAGCAGCTGGCCCCGCAACAGCCAGCGTAGGCGTTGGGAGTGCACATTGCGGAAGCACCCCGTGTAAACGGCGTGCTCCCACTTGAGCATCTCCCTGCGCACATGCTGGTCGAAGCGAGAGGCATCGAGCCCCACCGCGACGGGATCCGCAAACTCATCCCACATCCGTCGCAACTCTGTGGCCACGCCCTCCGCAGTGTAACCCTTCATCACAGTGGGCCCACCGAACACCTGCGCAATGCCGTGGTAGATCGAATGTTCCAACGGCCGCAGGTAAACGCCAACCTCCACGTTATACCTCGGGTCTCGAGGCTGGATGACCCGAGGGGCGGGGTCCGGTTTTGCTGTGAAGTTGATCTTCTCAGCCTTCACGAACGCCTTCTTCACCCCAAAGTCGGCCGTGGTGAGCGGCCGCTCCTCCAAGCTCCCAACAGCCCGTGCATAGCACTGCTGGCGCCGGCCACTATAAAACTCCAGGAATTGCTCCCTTGAGATAGGGCGGTGCACACCAACGTTGCGCAGCAGCAGGCAGCGGAACTTCTTCAGGCGTGAATGAACGTCCGCGGTGCAAGGTGGTGGGGGCTGGAGAAGCCCGTCCTTGTCAGGTGACCTAAACACCCGCTCCACCAGAGCACGACACCCGTTGTTCAGGGAGTTATTATGCACACCAAAATTCAACATCCCAGAAACCCCTGGAAAAACTGGATGTGAACGAGGCTTCCACCTGCCCTGCCTGTAAATGCGGAGGCCACAACTGGAGGCGTGCTGGAAAGAATCAACACGGGTCTCCACCCCGCACTTCAAAACAGGGCCCCCCTAATGAACGGGGGCCGCGCCTCCCAAGAACCGCGCGTGTTTCACGACGCTGCTGTGCCGGATGAAATTGGCGGTGATGTCGTCTGCATCTGGAACAGATGCGAGGTAAGCAACGATTGGGATAAGCCCACGCGCATCCTTCTCTCGCATGTCCTCCGCCTTCATTTGCTCGGCCAACCAGCGCTTGACGCACAGCTGGTCGGCCGCAGAGTCCTTGACCTCACCGAAGTGGAGCTTGGCCCTGCGTACCCACCTGCGTACAGACCGCGTGATCTCCCGGTCGGCGCAATCCAACTTGCCGGTGGCAGCCTCCCCATCAACCCTGGTTTCGTCCGCCAAGCCAACAACATCCGCGACCATGGCCTCAACCAACGCAGGGCACGTGGCCGCGTGATCAGTCCCTTTTCGGGCCCAATCTACCGCTGCCACAAGTCCCGCGCTTAACGCCATGCCACACAAAGGTGCGACTGTGGTTAGGCCCATTACGGACCACCCCACTGCCCCCATCACCTTCGAATCGTCGGCCATCGACGCGATCCACTCCTTCCACGTCCTCCGCACTGCAGACGTCACAGCGGCACCACAGAACTCCGTGGTCACCACTCGCGATGAGCAGCTCTTGAGTGACCGGGTGGGGGGCCCGGCACTCACCTGGTCGTGCTTGAAGCGCAAACATGTTGCCATGGATGAAGATGGG